CAAAGACACAGGAGCTATTTCAAGAGAATGGGTTTATGAAAAAACAATTCCTTGTAAAGTAGAACCTATCAAATCTGGCGGAGCATCTACTAGAGGAGATAACAAGCAATTTGATAAAGGTCAATACGGCGGGTATGCAGAAAAATTGCAACTTCGTGTTAAAGCTCCAGAACTACTCAGTAGACGTTGGAGAATTAATGACATTAGAACAAGTGATGGAAAACAGGTTTTTGTTGAGTTAGATAGATACGGTCAACCAGATTCTATATTTGAAGTCTTTTCATCTCACCCTGTATTAGATCCTTTTGGTAAAGTATCTTATTTTGAATCAGTTCTACAAAGGGTCCCAGTACAAGCTAATGATAACTCTGAACATTAATTCAAAAAATTTAATTGAAAAAGTACAACAAATAATTACAAGTGCTGAAGAACTGGCAAAACCAAGTGTTGTTCAAGAAATTTCAAAAGCAGTTTTTACGGTCACAGGCGAAAGATTTGTGCAAGCAGTAGATAGATTTGCTGTACAAAATCCTAAAAAAATGCACCACGTTTATGAATGGGGCGGTTTAGGAAAGCCAAACGCAAGACTTTTTGTAATTGAAAGGTCTAACATATTAGGTGGCGTATTAGATATTAATACAAATTTTTTAAACTCAAAGCTTCCAGTACCAGTTCCAGCAGAACTACAAATGCCAGGATCTACAGGAAAATTTGTAACATCAAAAAGTATTTTTAGATATAAGGCACAAGTTATGGAAGATGGAAGACCAGTAAGCATACGTGCAAACAAGATATTAACATTTTTAGGTTCAGAAGGTCAAGTTTTTGTACAACCAGGGACTATAATTAATATTAAAAATCCTGGTGGCATAGGAACAAAGAACTCATTCTTTAACTTTATGGTTGAATGGTATACACAAAATGCAGATGTGATTATGGATTCATCTGGAATGTATGAGAGAATAGTTAATGATGTTTCTGTTGCTTTAACAGCAAAACCAACACTTGGAGTTACAGGCGTAAGAAAAGTTGTAAAGACAGTAACAGATGAATATAGCAAAGGAATTACGGCAATCAAATGACACCAGACTATACAAAATTAGCATCGTATGACATAAGAAAAGTTATTCTTAAAGAATTATCACAAGCTAAACTATTAGACTTAAGAACCTATATTGCTGATGGTTTTACAACACCTCTTGAACCAATAATTCCTGCTCAACAAGTTCCAGAATTTAATAACTTGCTGCCAGGCAAAACCTACATAATTTATGATATTATGCAAAAAGGACGGGGTGTTCAATGGTGGGTTTCAGAAGAATCTATGACATTAGAAATAACCTCAACAAGTACAGAAGAGATTCAAACTATCATTAACTTTTTAGTTGACCTATTTCGTAGATATGACCTATCAGCTACTACAATTAATCTTGATTTAGACCATACAAGTCCATTTAAATTCTTATGGGCAAGACTTGAATCAGCAGATCCAATTCAAGCATTTCAAACAGAAGGTGGATTTATGACAGGTATGCTAACTGTCCATTATGCCTATACCAGAGAAACAGATGCCCTAACGGGGAGATACCTTTAAAGTTTGTTTTATTAAGGATTGATGCTATGATTAATCCCGAGGAAGTAAATTGTCATCTTTGTTTTAACTTTAAATTAAATAAGGCGGTGAAATAAAAAATGGCTACAAGTACTAGAAACGTGATTGTCGGAGCAGCAAACTTATACATTTCGAATAAGAATGGTGCATCTCGCCCAGTCACAACACCAAGTTACATTTCAACAAATGTTGCAGCAGCAGGCTCTTCAGCAAATGCTCAACTTAACGCAGGAACAGATTTTCGCCAAGTAGGTTACACATCTACTGGACTAGAAGTTTCATACGAACCAGTATACGGTGAAGTGTTGATTGATCAACTTCTTGACGCAGCTCGTCTATTCAAGCAAACTCTAAAGGTTATGCTTAAGACAGAACTTGCAGAAGGAACTCTTGAGAATCTTAATATCTCATGGGGTCAATCAGATTATGTTACAACTGCAACAGGTTCAACTGTTTACACAATGCAAAACACAGGTTCATCAACAGCAACCCTCAACTTAGTTGCAGGTGCAGTTGGAGATACTCCAGTTGAGCGTACAGTTGTTTTCGTAGGTTCAGCTCCACGTCAAATCGGATCACAGTATGATCCATCACAATCTGCAGGTGCAGGTGGATCAACAGGTCTTCCACACAACTCAGACCTAAAGCAAAAAGAGCGTGTTTACATTGCTCGTCGTGTTGTTTCAATTGATACAACAATGCATGCTTTGAAGCGTGATGCTGCTACTGTATTCCCAATCAACTTCCGTTGTTTGCCTGATGATGCTGATGCATCATACGCAGGTTCAGAATACGGCGTTGTAATTGACCGAGTATACGGCACAATCTAAATATAACTTAACATACAACTTAATATAGAATTTCAAGCCCTCACCGAAAGGTGGGGGTCTTGAATTTGTTTATACTGATTTTATTGGTATAATTTAACTAAACAAAGGAGCTATTAATTGGCAACAACAGTATATGATGTAGTAGAAATTGAACTAGCTGATGGTACAACATTGACCCTCAGACCACTACCTATTAAACAACTTAGAAAGTTTATGGAAAAAATTCAAGGCATGGATTCAGATAGCCTTGACGAAGATCAAGCAATGGATACATTTATCGAAGGTGCTATGATTTGTCTTGAAACTACAAGACCCGAACTTGCTAAAGATAAAGATAAATTTGAAGAATTAATTGAAGTCCCTACTATGATGAAGATTTTGGAAATCGCAGGAGGGTTAAAGCTCACAGACCCAAACCTTCTGGGAGCAGCTCTGGTTGGGACGAACTAGATCTACGCTCCTTAGAGTCCGAAGTTTTCTTGCTCGGTCATTGGAAAAACTTTGACGAGTTAGAATCTAATTTGTCTCTGGAAGAACTTTTAGCATTGCTTGAAGTTCAAAGGAAACAAACAAATGATCAAAGAAAATTTCTTGCTGCATTGCAAGGAATTGACCTTGATGAAGAGCCAGAAGAAACTCCTGACATTTTAACAAATGTTGGTAATCGTGCAGATGAAGAAGGTTTTGGTATTGGTGAAGGATTAAGTCATATGCAATTTGGGGAGTAGTGAATGGCTAGAATTGAATTAAACGTAGTCGCCATGGGCGACTTTAAATCCGTTAATAGTCAATTAGCAGCACTTAAAGCTCAAGTAGATGGTTTAAATAAAAGTTTAAGTGGTGTTGGCCTTACATCTTCCAGCAATTTAGCAAAACAATTACAAGAAACAAATGCTGCTTTTAAAGCAACAATGCTTTCAACTGGGCAGTTTACAGCAAACACAGTTAGATTAAAAGCAGAAACAGATAAGTTTGGCGAATCTCTTGTATCAGGAAAACTTAAACTTACTGAATATTTTAGTATAATTAAGAATGGCACCGCACAAGCGGGTGCACAAATGAGAGCATTAGCTCTTGAGCAAACAAAATTACAAAATTCTGTTGTTATGTCAGACCCCACAAAACAAGGGGTTATGTCTGTTTATACACCAACAAAAATTAATGCTGTTGCAAATGCAACAAAAATTGCTGCTAATATGCAAAACATTTATAACATTGCAGTTGATAAAGGTACACAATCTTTAATTAATTGGGGTAAAAATACTCAATGGGCGGGTCGTCAATTAACTGTTGGTATGACTGTACCTCTTACAATTTTTGGTTCTACAGCAATGAAGGTATTTTCAGATGTTAATACTGAAATTGTAAGACTTCAAAAAGTCTATGGAACAGGTCTTGTACAACCAACAAAGCAAGCCCTTACAGATATTTCAAATCAAGTAACAGCATTATCAAGAGAACTTGCATCATCAATGGGTATTGCAGCAAAAGATACTGCAGCCATGGCTGCTGATTTGGCTGCTACTGGTTTACAAGGAAATGATCTATTAAACGCAACAAGAGAATCTATTAGACTTTCAAAACTTGGAGAACTTGATACTCAGTCTGCAATGAAAGCAACCATCTCTCTTCAAAATGTTTATAAGTTAAGCACACAACAATTGTCGGGTGCAGTTGATTTCCTTAACGCAGTTGAAAACCAAACTTCAACAAGCCTTCAAGATTTAGTTGATGGTATTCCCCGTGTAGGTCCAATCGTTCAACAACTAGGCGGGTCATTTAAAGATACCGCAGTCATGATGGTTGCAATGAAAGAAGCTGGTGTACCAGCAGCACAATCAGCTAACGCAATTAAATCTGCTATTGCATC